AGCAATCTTTACCTTGCCGTACAAGTTCGGATAGCCCTCGTAAACATCAAGTGCATGCTCGTCCCTCGGCTCGATTTCCCAAATACCTACGGGGATATACATGCTATCGTTAGACTTAGCGATGTCGGCAACGCCACGAAACACCAGTTCGTGACCGTAAATCATAGCGCTACCTACGGCTCTGGCGGTAGGGCAGCGGTAAGACATTTGACGCTTGTTAAGATTAGACCCATAGGCCATATATAATTTAGACATGATATGAAACCTCCTTCATGTTCTTTGCGTTTTTCATATTGACATGATAGTATAAGATAGTTCATATTGTCAACAAGTAAGAAACATATTTCTTATTTTTATTGTGAAAAGCGAAATCAGAGGTATATAAGAAATGACCAGATTGTATTATTATAAACTTTGCCAAGAACAGGAAACATCTTGGCTAGAGAAATGTGCGGCAACACCAGCAAAGGGTATGACTAAGCTAGACGTTGCTACTATTAAATTAGTGTTAAAGGAGCGTAAAAATGGTGATTGATGTAAAAGAAGAAGCAGAGAAGTATGTAGAGGCTCGTAAGGCTCATTATCATAGGCTTCGTCAAATAAAGCATATGAAGTCGCCAGAAGAATTATTTAACGTCTTTGACAGATATGAGGTGCTTGACCCAGACTTTGATGATGAACACTTCCTGACTATCTGCAATTACAGTATGCAAGTCACAGAGCCTTACAGGGGCGACAAGGGCACAGTTGGCAATCACTTACCAAAGGGAAAAGCAAAATCTCCTCAGTACACGCCGAAGCTATTGCCTAAGAGTGAAAAATACTGGAAACGACTTGTTGCAGGGCACAAATAGAAAAGGGGCGGTGATTAAACCGCCCTTTTCTTTTATACGAACCTTTTCCTTTTTTGCTAGGTTTTATCCTCTTCCCCAGAAGGCGAACATTTCTCGCCAGCGGGTTTCTCTTCTTTAATCCACGCTCCATATCCATTTCTCCCATGATGTGCGCTAAATAAGAAGAACCTACCACCTTCAAAACCTTCTGGACAAGGCGAATCTATGTGAGCGTACCTCGCTATCATTTTTTTCGATGTTCCGTGCATTGCCACGTCCTCCCAAAATCTGATGAATACCAAGCCCAGTTGCTGTCACATTCCGAACATATTTTCTCAACATGCCTGGAGGGAGTTCCGCTGCGGTGCTGCTTATATGCGAACATTTCTTCGGGTTTTGATTCCCGCTGTCGCATCCTCCGCCGATATTCTTCTTCCTGCTGTTTGCGTCTTATCCTAGACATTCGCCATCATCCTTCTGGCAAAAATATCCCTCCTCCTCGAAAATCCAGTCCTGCTGACGTTGTGCGAAATCCACAAAGTTCTCCATGTTCCTGCCATCCCGAAAGGTAGACCCTATCTTTTTTTCCATATCAATCCACCACTGCGCACGCTCTGGATGCTCTTTAGACATAGCGGCAAGCACGCCCTCGCTTTTCAGGAAGCACATATCACAGTTCCCTTTTGGCGTAACTCCTGCGGCTGTCGCCAGCTTTAGGTTAAACTTCTGCTTGTCCCAGAACGCTATAACGTCCTTCTTGTCCACGCCCGCGTCCTTCAATGGATACCAGTATGTCCACCTATCCTTGCTGTCTGTCTTAGCTCTATGAGCCTCATCAGCTCTAATACCCACCGCAGCTGTCCAGTTCTTCCAGCCCAACTCCTTAGTAAGGTAGCGCTTCATTGTAAGTACCTTCAACTCTGTCGTACAGAATCTAGCGGCTATGTTCGGCAGATACTTCCTACTGTCAATCAACAACTCAAAAGGCTCGCCATTTCTAGCGGCAGAATTGTGACTAACAAGTTCGTATCCTACTTTATTATTTGTTCGGGTATATTCTAACCAGGTGATTCTTATACCCCAAGCGTTTGCACACTCATTGACAAAATCAAGAGTCTCAGGCATTTCCCGCCCCGTATTTGCGAACAAAACTTCGGCTCGCTCTGGCAGGCCACCATTCTCCTCCAATATCTGATGTAGCATGTAGGCAGAGGTTCTGCCCCCAGAAAAAGAAATCTGAATATTGCCTTCAGGAAGCTTGTAATATGTATTTGTCATATGCTAATCTCATACCTCACACCGTTGTGTGAATCTGAATGTTAGGTGGATAAACATGAAGGAATTAAACGGAGCGGGCAACCCCGAACAACTCCGTTAATTTTCTTCATGTTCTCCCTCCGTTCATTCCACTGTTTCATTCCTGACTCATCTCCCCGCCTAACGCGGCATACCCCGCTATATCTACCCAAGTATCGTCCTGCTTTACATCATTGGCTAGCCTTGCCAGCTTGAGTCCTATCATGCAGGCAGCAACTTGTTCGGGTGAAACCTCCGTATTGAGTATAACGGCCCAAATATCAGCGATTCTCTGGTGATTCATGCGGCAGTCACCGTAGTCTTTTGCTCTTTGCCCGTTAATCAACTCCTCCGCTTTGTCCAAGAAGTAAGCCCGATTCTTGTAATCATAATCCCGAACATCTGTCATTTTGTGTACCTTCTTCTCATATTCTTCTTTGCTTTATACTCAAACACACCCCCGAAAGCTCCTTGCCTTCTACCACCAGGTGCGTGCCTGTTTAATGGGATTGCACGCACGTTAAACAGAACCTCCCTGCGCTGTGCCAGCATATCCCGAAACTCTTCAACTGACATGTCTACTACTGATTTTTCGCACATTATACGTTATCCCTCGCTGTTCTTGCCTCATATAAACCTTGGCTCATTAGCCCATTTGTAGTGCCAAGCCACTTACGTCCACCCGTTGTGGTAAACGAATATTTCTCGATACGGCGCTCCTGAATCAATTCCCGAACAATTCTATCTATTTGATGCTGGCTTAGTCCCTGTAACATAGTGGGGGCATCTGAATCTGTTAATCTATCCAGAATGCTATCAGCACCTCCTCTTTGACATAATGCTCGACCATTTGTCTCGCAGTCACGAACCCAAGTAAACATCGCGTTTTTACGCATTGAAGCTTGGTCATTTGTCGCCAAATTCTTAATTTGTTCGGTTCTATCCTCCAGCAGACCCGTGAATGTATCCCGAACAAAATGCCTAATATCACGATTCGCTGGACCGTTAGACTTAACGACTGCACCATCAAAGCATCTGTTGCGCTGGTACTCGATACCCAAATCCATGCACCGATTCACAGATTCCTTCTCGTTTACTTGCCACAGGGCAAACGCAGAACGCACACCATCAACTAGGGCGGATGTACCCCGAATCATATTGCGAGCCTGCTCAGGCTTTGTTATAACCCCGTCATCCTTCATCTTAGTCATGTGGTGACACATAAGCACAGAAGCGCCAGTTTCCGTGCCTATACGGGCTAATAAGCCCGTTAGTGCGGCACCCGCTGCAGGGTCTGCATTTACGTCAGCATGTACGAATGATGCCAATGGGTCGAACACAATAAGCTTTAGATTGTCCAACTGTATTAGCTGGTCGTATATCTTCTTGAACTCTTGTGTCTCGCTATATTCCCCAAGTGATTCACGAAGTATGGGGAACACACCTCCCACGTTTGGCAGAGGCACAATGTGTAATTTGTTCGGGTAATTGAATCTTTCATTGTATTCATCAATACGCTCGATACGTCTATGCATCTCAGATTCGTCATCCTCAGCAGTGAAGATAACAACATCACCATGTTCTTTTACAGTGCCGCCAAAAGAATTTTGCATAGGCTTACCTGACGCTACCTTCATCGCTAGGTCTAGCGTCATCATGCCTTTACCAGAATCCCCTGCCGCCGCGAAGATAATAGGAACTCCGAGCGGAAATGTAGCATCCACTAAAAAGTGCTGGACAGGTGCAGAACCAGTAAAGCGAGAAATAAGAAGGCTGTCATTAAGAAGGTTGATACTGCGGTGAGTATAGCCAGCATCAGAAGAAACAAAATCCTCAACATTAAAACCCTCCTCTAATGCGTCAGCCGCATCCCACTTCTTAGGCTTGTCGTGCGGTGGCTGTAGTATAGTAACGGATTCAGCATCTGAATCCAACGCGGCTTCCCGAACAATTTCAGCCAGACTCTTACCAGCATCATCATTATCAGGCCATATAACTAAATCTTTGCCCCGAAGTGGAGAGAAATCGAACTTGTCCATGTTTTTACGGGATAGTGCCCCAGCCCCACCTAACGTACATGTCGCTGTAATACCAGCATCAATCAACGCCTGCGCACACTTCTCGCCCTCCACCCAGATTACCCGCTGCTCAGATAAAATGTTCGGTATATTGTACAACGGGCGGATTTCAGGTGCCTTTGGATACGCAACACCAGGAATCCACGGCCTGAACTCTTTCTTGCCGTCAATGTCATAGCGGCGAACTGATACCAACACCTCGCCGTCCCGACTGATATAATCCCACTGCCCCGTATGTGGAGTGTTGCCGTCAATGCGAACTTTTTCCTGAACTGGCTCCGCTGGCGGTTTACTAGTAGGGGGTTGTTGTACACCGTTAGGCACGGGCACATTGTTTAGATTTAGCCCCGCACCTAGTTTAGCCCACTCTGGTGTGCGAGCATTTTCTGACGGTAAGTATGAGCCGAACATCTCCTTAATTT